CACGATCAGTTCTGCGGTATCGAGTGCGCCCGGTCTCGCGAGTAGCGATGCGACGAATATCCAGAATCATTTATCTGGGAAAAAGATTTCCAAATAAGTGGTCATAGCTCAATGGCAGAGCTAACGCCTTCCAAGCGAAAGACTAGGGTTCGATTCCCTATGGCCGCTCCATGAAATGCCCGACGTGCAAGGGGACAAGATGGAAGCGCATCAGCCCCATGACTAGCATCCCCTGCCCCGATTGCATCGATGGCACGGCGCATTGTTGCGAAGGTGAAATAGAGCAAGCGGATGGATCGGAAAAGTCTCAGGGAAGCGTTCCGAGTTCAAAAGCGGTCTGCGATAAAAGTTCGCGGGATTAGTTGGGAATTGACTTTTGATGAATGGATAAAGGTTTGGATTGATTCCGGGCATTTGCATGAAAGAGGCCGGAAACGTGGCCAATATGTAATGGCTCGATTTAGAGATCAAGGCCCATATTCGGCTTCGAATGTAAAAATTGTTACTTGCTCGCAAAACAATTCAGAACAGAAACCTGTTTGGTTAGGAAAAGCGCTCTCCGAAGAGCATAAGAAAAAATTGCAAAAGGCGAATTTAGGACACACAAACAGTCCGGAAGCGAGAAGCAAATTAAGCAAAGCCCTTCAGGGAAATAAAAACGCATTAGGCGGTCCAGGGCATAATTTTGCTCATTCCGAAGAAGCACGGGCCAAGATGCGCGCCACTTGGGCTATTCGCAAGGCGCGTCATGCTGGATAAACCTCAGGAAAGTTGGCCATTAGTCAACTACACCGAAGAGCTAGCCGATAGGCAGGGGCGGCTTATCAAAATGCGTCGCGACCCGAGCTTAGTTATCGGGGCGAGGCATTATTACAAGAATGATTGCTACGGCTTCATTCGCCACTGGGGCGTGTTGCAGGAAACCCGCGACGCATTCGACGCGAACGCCCTGACACTTTTCCCGTTTGTGCCTTTCGATCGGCAGCGCGACCTTATCCTTTTCATATGCGCGCTATTGAAGAATAACGTTCCCGGCCTCATTGAGAAGTCGCGCGACATGGGCGCGACGTGGATCGCAGTTTGGATAGCAATTTGGCTTTGGCTATTTTATCCGAATGCGTCTATTGGCTTTGGATCGCAAAAGAAAGAGAGCGTGGACCGACTGGGTGATCCGTCCTCCATCTTCGAAAAGATTCGCATAGGGCTGCGCAATCTCCCGCGCGAATTCCTGCCCGCTGGCTTTTCCGAGAAGTGCATGCCGGAAATGCGGATATTGAACCCTGAGAATGGCTCCGTGATAATTGGCGGAGTGGGAGACAATATCGGCCGCGGTGGACGAACGCTGGTGACGTTTAAGGATGAGTCGGCTTGGTATGAGCATCCGGAGATGATCGAGGCGGCGCTTTCGCAGAACACCAATGTGCAGATCGATATTTCTTCGGTGCACGGCCTAGGCACCGTTTTCCATCGGCGCCGCGAGTCGGGAATTGAATGGTTTCCCGGAAAGAAGATGGTCAAGGGTCGCGTGCAGCTATTCATTATGGATTGGCGCTCGCATCCGAAGAAAACCCAAACTTGGTATGACCTAGAGCGCTCTGACTATGAGCGCCGCGGCATGCTGCACGTTTGGGCTCAGGAAGTGGACCGCGACTATGCGGCATCGGTCGAAGGCGTCATTATCCCGGCGCTCTGGGTTAAGTCTGCGATCGACGCGCACAAGAAGCTAGGTCTCAAATGCGACGGCGGATATTGCGCCGGCCTCGATATCGCGGACGAAGGTGGAGATCGTAACGCCCTCGTGGCCCGTCGCGGCGTTGTTGTAACGCATGCGGAGGAGTGGGGCGAGATGGACACGGGCAAGAGCGCCCGCAAGGCCGTTGACCTCTGCACAAACATGGGAAATCTTACCCTGCAATACGATTGCATAGGCGTCGGGGCAGGGGCGAAAGCCGAGTTCAACCGGCTTTCGGAGGAAAACCTAATTCCCAACAAGCACCTGCGATTTGCCCCTTGGAATGCCGGGGCGGAAGTGCAGGACAAGGAGAAGCATTCAATCCCACACGATCGCACCTCGCCCTTGAACGAGGACCTTTTCCAAAACCTCAAGGCGCAGGCATGGTGGAGCCTGCGGCATCGTTTCGAGCTTACCCACCGGGCGGTAACTGATCCGACGTTTACATGGGAGGAGGATGACTTAGTCTCCATTCCTTCCGAGTTGCCCTATCGCTACCAGCTGGAGAAAGAGCTTTCGCAGCCGACCATAAAGCAAAGCTCCAGGATGAGGATGCTGGTCGATAAGAAACCGGACGGCGCCCGATCGCCGAATATGGCGGACGCGATGGTGATGTGCTATTTCCCGGTACAGGCGCATGTGCCGATGGAATTCTCGCCTGCCCTTATGACGAAGTTGAAGCGCATGCAGCAACGCAAACAGATGGGAATGCGATGAACCCCGAAGCCCCTCGCTCGATCGAATTGACGAATGCCGAAGGCAAGCGCGCCGTGATCGACTTTAGCGGCGAAGTGGTAACGTATTCGGGCGACATGCCAGTTGCCGAGTCGGCGCAAGCGTTCTTCGAAGCGCTCTATACCATCTTCAACCATATGTCGATGTGCGAGGAGGCGAGCCGCGAGACGCAGCACTAAATGAAAAAGGCCCCGGAGGGCCTTTCCCTAATCCGCAAAGAGCCGAGCTAGGCTCTCATAGAGTTGCACACGAAGGCGAATGGACTCTTGGATATCTTCTGCGGTGGGTGAATTCGGATCGTCACTTTTGATGATCTTCTCCTGGTGCGCCTTCACCCAATCGAAGCACATCTTGACGTCGGCGACGCGAGATTGCAGGATTTGGATATCATTAAGAATGAGTTGCAGTTGTGCTGTGTCGATTTTGATGGTCGCAGTTCCCTCCTCCTTGTCCAAAATTGCCGCAAGTTTCTTGTCATAAACCGGGAAATTTTCTTTCTTTTTTAACATGAAAAGACAGACCGTTACGCCATTTCCGGCCACGTTCGCCCCCGCGGCTAAGGCAAAGCCCGCGGCCCGCGGCGCGGCGGCACGTAAGCCGGCCCCACCCGTATTCGATGCGGCGCGGACGGCCCGCTTCACGCCCATTCCGAAGGCGCTGCGGCTCCCTTGGACCCTGCCCAATCCTCCTCCGGGGGTCATCCCGAAGGGCCTAAAGCCCAAGATGGCCATGGACGACGGGATAGGTGGCGTCACTTCATGGGCAAATAACACCTTCGCCCTGCAATCGGGCTGGAATTACGGGAGCGCGTTTGCCGAAGGCCTTGCGTTCCCCGGCTATCCGTTCCTTTCCGAGCTAGCGCAGCGGCCGGAGTATCGACGCCTGTCCGAGATCATCTCCACAGAGATGACCCGGAAATGGATCGAAATCAAGTCGAGTGCTGGGGATGAACGGGACCTCACCGAAAAGATCGCTGAGCTTACTGATGCATGCGAGGATTTCAAGGTTCAAGCGCACTTTCGCAAGGTTTGCGAAATTGATGGCTTCTTCGGTCGCGGCCATCTTTACATCGACACCGGCTCGACCAATAATATACCCGAGCTCAAATTGCCAATTGGCAACGGTCGCAACGCTCTTAGCCGTCAAAAGGTGCGGCCGGGTATGCTCCGAGGATTCATACCTGTTGAGCCGGTGTGGACCTATCCCACCAACTATGACTCGATCGATCCACTGACAACCGATTGGTACGAACCGGACACTTGGTTCGTCATGGGTAAGGAGGTTCACAAGACCCGGCTGCTGAAGTTCGTGGGACGTGAAGTCCCGGACTTGCTTAAGCCGGCATATTCGTTTGGCGGCCTGTCGATGTCACAGATGGCCATTCCGTATGTAAACAACTGGTTGAACATCCGACAGAATGTCGCCAATATTACACAGGCGTTCTCCGTCTTCAATCTCGCCACCGATCTCAGCAGCCTGCTTGCGGACGGCGGCGACCAATTGATCAATCGCGCGAACGTCTTCAACTTTTTCCGCAATAACCAAGGATTGATGCTCACCAATAAGGACACCGAGGAATTTCAAAATATCTCGGCGCCCCTTTCGAGCTTGCCAGAGTTGCAGGCGCAAGCACAAGAGCACATTTGCTCGATCACCGGCATTCCGCTGGTGAAATATACCGGACTGAGCCCGCATGGGCTGAACGCCTCCTCTGAAGGGGAGATGCGATCGTTTTACGATTGGATACACGCCTATCAGGAAGCGCTCTATCGCGTGCACCTGACCACTGTGCTTGATTTCATCATGCTGCATATTTGGGGTGAGGTCGAGGAGGACATCACTTTCGAATTCAAGCCGCTTTTCGAGTTGGACGAAAAGTCCTTGGCCGAGATGCGCCGGGTCGAGTCGCAAACGGACATTGAATATGTGAACTCCGGTATTCTCTCGCAAGAGGAAGTCCGGGCGCGGGTCGCGGGCGATCCGGATTCGCCTTACGCGAGCATAGACCCGTCCGATATGCCTCCGTTGCGTCTTGAAGAAGAGATGGGCCTTATGCCAAAGTCGGGCGCGGCCCGGCTTACCGAAGGCGCGGCCGAGGAGGCCGGGCAGATCGATGTTCCGACGCGCGGCGCTCCCGGCGCGGGTCCGGGGCAATCGCCGAACGAAGCCGACGACAAGGAGCCTTTCGAGGAGGGCGCCCTACGTCCGGAATACCTGGAGGGCAAAAACCCGCTCAATCAGGGCTTCCTAAAGGGCAAGCGGAACCTCGATCCCGATTATCTCAATCGGCAGGCCGCGGCAAAGGGCTTGTCCGACGAAGAACGCGGCTCGCCCAAGAATAGGGCCATCGCCGAGCAAGCCTTGGCCCTACAAGCGCAGCGCAAGGGCGGGCAGGGCGTAGAGGCGACGGCGAACACCCCCATACCGGAGCAAGCGGACCCTGCGGCCCCGCGGATACAGGAGCGGCAGCTAGACCAGGGCGACAATTATTTGAAGGGAAAGGTCCTGGACAAGGACTTCCTGTTGAAGCGCCGCAGCGCGAAGGAGCCTGTGACGGGGGAGAATGTCCCGAATGTGCAGGGTATCGATTCCGCCGAGCGCCGACTTGCCCATGACGAAGCTCATGAAAATCAACTCGCCTTCGATGCCAACGGTCACAAGCGAGACAAAGAGGGACAATATGTCCCTTATTCGGTTGGGCTAAAGCTCAATGGCCTACCTTGTAAGTTCTCCAAGGTCGGGTTCAGTGCAAACGGAAAACACAAATATTATTCCGAGCACGGCGACATGTTGATAATCGAGCCTCCTGGAGAGGAAGGTGGCTGGTCCTCGCATTGGACTTTGTATCCGAAGCTAGGCGAGAAAGTCAGTGGCAAGGGCAAGGCTTCCCTTTGCGAAGCTCTCAGCAAGCTCCGGGGCCGCAGTGCTTTCGAGGAAACTGAAGAGTAAAAGTGTTTATATTTGCTTTTTCTTCGACATGGGAGAAGATGCGCGCCTCACCCTTTTTTGAAAGGCGCGCGCCATGCCTCTGCATCCTTACACCCCGGTTTTCATGGACATTATCCCCGTAAAGTCCTCCAACATCCGTGCGATCGGATACGACAAACGGTTTAATGAACTGTATGTCGAATTCCATAATGACAAGGCGTTCGTCTATTCCGGCTTCAATGGGAGCCTCTATGGCGATTTGATCGCTGCGGATAGCAAAGGCTCTTTCTTCGCCAAGCGCATTAAGGGCAAGTTCAAATTCAGACAGGTCCAAATTGCTCACCGAGAAGGTTCTACGGCCTATTTGGCCGAACAAAGGGGCGGAACTTCTCTACCGTCGCAAGCTGGAGGCGATGGTCGATGAGTTGCACAACTCAATCATGTATTGGGTAACTGCCGCCTATCGGGCGAATGAGCCCGAAATGGCACAGGACGCGGTACCAGCTAACGAGTTGCAAAAGGCGATCCGAAAGCTGGTCCGCAGATGGAAGAAAAACTTCGATGAAGGCTCTGAGGACTTAGCGAAATGGTTTGCTAAGTCCGCATCGAAGCGAACCGACTTGCAACTCCAAAAGATTTTGAAGGACGCGGGTTTCACCGTCCGCTTTCGCATGACCCCGGTGCAGCGCGATATTGTTAACGCCACCGTGCATGAAAACGTCTCCCTGATCAAGTCGATCCCCTCGCAATACCTGACACAGGTCGAGGGCATTGTAATGCGATCGGTGCAGCGCGGCCGAGATTTGAACGAGCTATCGCGCGAGCTACAAAAGCAATTCGGAGTGACGAAGCGACGCGCGGCCCTGATCGCGCG